TGCTCTTTATTGCTGTTGCATTCCTTTTATTTGCTACATAGTCGTTAAAATTTAATGTGTTATCTGATGCTAGTCTTGGACGCTGTTTGGCTTTTGACAAGAGTGACCTCCATTAAGTTATCACAAAAGTATTTAATTAAGTTTTGTTGTTTCATAAACGTACAGTAAAACCAACAGAAACTAGTATAAATAAAGGGCTGTGTCAGATTTAATTACTAGAATAAAATATCTCCGCATGTATAAATACTATTATGGATAATCCCACTACCCCATTAATTAAACGTGTAATTGAGAACACTCGCCAGATCTCATTGAGTACCACAATGCTCAATCAACTTATGGATTTTGAGCGAGTATTAGATAGTGTTAACCTATATGTATTCGACAACTGGATCAATGGTGAATTAGTTGAAGGTCCGGTAGTTAAAAAATACTGGACCACATGCAAATTCATGTGGCCATTGCATAAAATGCCCGACCCACGTGGTGGGCAAAAATTATTAAATTACGGATGTAGAGTTACATACGAGAAAAGCAAGTTAGAACACCCAGTCAAAGTTGAGTCGTACGACGACTTTGAATCTGGTACAAAATACCCCAAAATGAAATTGCGGCCAATTTGGATAGTGGAAATTGCCATGCCAAAATCGCTAATGGGCGAAATTAAACGTGGTAGTTTAGATGTTGAGGGCGAGGATATTGATCTAAGCGATGTTGAAAAAGCATACGAGAATGATTTAGATGATCAAAGCAATGAAATAGCGGGAATGGAAGGGAATGCCGCACCTGCAGGCCCCCCAGGTTCTCCGTTACTAGCCCCAGGTGCTCCACCACAACCTGCACCCCCTTTGGCCTAGGACTTATTATGACAAAACTTACTGAAAGTTTAAAACAACACGACCTAATCAATCTAGTGAGCAATAAAATTCACATTGACGAATACAAGAGCAAAATGGGTAGTGATAATGATGTAATAGTATTGAGCTTCAAAGTCAAAGGCAAAGAACCAGGTTTAGACTTGGTAGATTATATTGAAAAGTCACAACCAAATGTATTAGATGCTGATGTTAGTAGTGGTGAATTAGATGATGGTGAATATTTAGTATTTGTTGAACTGGAACGTCGCCACAGTGCTGTAGAAGATATAATAACGTTAGTAGATGAGCTAAAGAATTTAGTAGATATTGATATTGAGGATTTTCAATTTAGATATACCAAAGATGGTGCCTATTCACCACTTACATTCAATGCGTTAAGCAGATCAGTACCATTAACTTCTAGAGAGTACAAATCAAAATATGGCAAAGAGCCAATTGACGAGATACGTACAGCCGCAGGACTTCCTATACCCAAGAGTCGTGCTAAAAAAACTAAGTATATGGATGATTTGCAAGTCGCTGCCGGAATAAAATAATATGAATGCCTATGCTGGACTAATCAAAGTGGCAATTATTGCGGCTATATTACTGGCTGCATGGTTTGCAATGGATAGTTTAACTAGTCTTAGGGCTGATTTGGCTATTGCACAACAAAATACTAAAAAGTTGGAAGATGGCATCAAAGATCAAAAAGCGGCAATTGATCAAATGCAAGCTGAGAATAAACAAATACGTGAAATAAACTCCAGTTTAAACACACAAGTACAATTACAGAATCGTGATGTACAGAATTTACAAGATAAATTTAAAACTGACAACAAAGGCAATCAACGTGATTTTGGCGCACTGGCCACAAAAAACCCCGGTGCTATTGAAAATGCAGTAAATAGAGGTACGCAAAATACCACCAGATGTTTGGAGATTGCTAGCGGTAGTCCATTAACTGAAAAAGAACGCAGTGCTACATTAAAGACAGAAATCAATCCCGAATGCCCAAGCATTGCAAATCCTAAATATGTTCCTAAATAAAATCATCCTTGTAGTTAGTATACTAGCACTATCAGGCTGTGCTAGTTTTGATTTTGGCTTTGGTAAACCCACTGAAAAGCCTATTATTATTGCTACTAAAGCAGTAGAAAAAACACCGTTGGCATTGGCAGATCCAGCGCCGCTACGTTTAAAAGTGCCCAAGTGGAAAGTAGTTACACCACAAAACGTTGATGCAATCTGGAAAGATCTGCAAGATAAGAAAGTAGATTTGGTTTTATTTGCATTAACTGACGATGGGTATGAAGAATTAAGTGTAGATATGGCTGAAATACGTAATTTAATCGCAACACAGCGGAGTATCATACTTAAATATAAAGAGTATTATGAGACTTCACAGCCTTCTCAGCAAAAAGAAGCAATAAGTAATAAATAAAATATAGGGAGATTTTTAACATGGCAAAATCAGCAATGGAGTTAATGAGAATTTATTCGGATATTGTACGTGAAGCCGAAGAAAAAGAAGTTGGATTTTACAATAAGCATACTGGTAAAACAGACAAGGCTCGCGAAGTTAAAGGTAAAAGCTATGGCAATCAAAAGCCAGACTTTGCTGATATCGATGATGACGGCGATGAAGATGAAGCAATGAAAAAAGCGGCCAAAGATAAAAAAGCCAAGAAGTAATTTTAAAAATACAAGGAGCTCAACATGGCTGCACCACAAGAAGAACATTGGATGCAAAAACTATGGCGTCCAGCAATGGGTTGGACATACATGGCAATTAACGTATTTGACTTTATTTTGGCACCAGCATTTGTTCTATATCTTAGAATGAAGGGTGTACAAGTTGATATGTGGAAAAGTTTGACCTTGGATAACGGCGGATTTATTCACCTAGCCTTTGGTGCAATATTGGGGGTTAGTGCATATGGTCGTAGTCAAGAAAAAACCAAATCACTAGAAATGAACGGCAACAATATTGACGCTGACGATAAGAAGTAATTAAGTTCAATTAGCGTTGACAGCGGTGTGGGGCTCACGTATAATACGTATGTGAGCCCCATATCATTATGAAAAATCCCTACGAAATATTAGGCATTACTGCTTCAGCTAGTCCTGAGGAAATTAAGAAAGCCTATCGTAAACTGGCCAGTACACATCATCCAGACAAGGGTGGAGATACGGCCAAATTTCAAGAGATACAAACAGCATACGATATAATAAGCGATCCGGCTAAACGAGCTCAATACGATACAGGCGGATATCACCAAACTACCGGTCAGCAACAATCAGGTTGGCATAACTTTGGTGGTCCATTTAGCAATGGATTTGGCCCACAGTTTGATGACTTGCGTGACTTTTTTAGTCATGCCTCAGGCGGCGGTGGGGGTCAACGAGTACGACCAAATCAGGACATTGCAATAGATCATACTATCACATTGTATGATAGTTTGCATGGTAAAAAAGAAACAATGCAATTTAAGACAGCACGTGGTACATCAACCACAATAGAGATTGTTATACCGCCTTTTGCTACTAACGGACTTAGAATACGATATCCAGAACATGGTGATGATAGATACACTGGCGTAAAACGCGGAGATTTAGTAGTTAACATTCATTTAGTGTTGCCACCAGGATATTGGCTGGAGCATGGAAACTTATTATGTAAAGATATTGATTTAACAGTGTGGCAAGCAATGACTGGTGCTGAATATGAATTTAACACGTTTGATGGTAAAGTGTTTAATATAAAAATTCCAGCTGGAACACAGCCAGGTACTAGATTTAAGTTAGCGGGCCAGGGAATGATGATTAGTAAAATAAAGCGAGGGGATTTATGTTTAGTAGCAAATATTAAAATACCAGCAATAACACAGCAAGAAAAAGTTGATATTATTATGTCTTTAACCTATAACGAATAAATATTTCTATCATATGATAAACTATAATGCAGATTTGGAAAAGATTATAAACGATGCAATTGCCCTGGCGCAAGAATACACTCACGAATACGTGATGTTGGAACATGTATTGCTATCCTTGGTTAAGAACAAAAAATTTAAAGCGTTTTTAACGGATTATGGCCTAGATGTGGTCGGGTTAGTTACTGATATCGAATCTTATCTGGAAAGTTTAGAAAAATCAGCCACAACAGAAAAACCCAAACGTACTAATAGTTTAGAACGTGTGTTTAGCAGAGCCCTTACGCAAGTATTGTTTAGTGGCCGCGGAGAAGTATTGCCGCTTGATGTGTTCCTTAGTATCAGTGTTGAGTCACATAGTCATGCCAGCTACTTTATACAAAAGTATGGAGTGGATAAAGCTAAACTAGTAAAGTTCTTTAATAAAAACTACAGCAAAGCCAACAAGGATGTTTCGGATTCCCGAGCAGACAGTATATTAGACGAATACTGTACTAATGTAAACAAGTTATGTGAAGAAGGAAAGATTGATCCAGTTATCAGTCGTGATGATGAACTGGCCGAAATTATTCAAGTACTAGCTCGTAAGAATAAGAGTAACGTATTGTTAGTGGGTGATCCGGGTGTGGGCAAAACGGCTATTGTGGAAGGATTGGCATACAATATACTCAAGGGTTTTGTGCCAGATTACTTAAAAAACTTTATAGTATACAATCTAGATGTTGGTAGTTTGCTGGCTGGCAGTAAGTATCGTGGTGAGTTTGAAGAAAAACTCAAAGACATACTTACTGCAATGGAAGCAAAAAAGAACTGTATCTTGTTTATTGATGAAGCACATCAAATGAAAGGCGCTGGTGCCGGAAGTCAAAGTAGTGTGGATTTGGCCAACATGTTAAAACCATCCCTGGCTAAAGGAAAAATCAAAGTGATCGCCTCTACTACGTGGGAAGAATATACTCAGAGTTTTGAAAAAGATCGCGCATTAATGCGTCGATTCTATCGGTTAAGTGTTGATGAACCCACAGTAGATACTACCAAGAAAATTTTACGTGGACTAAAATCCAGTTACGAGGAATTTCATGGTGGCAAGATATCAGAAACTGCTATTGATATTGCAGTTGAGTACAGTGACAGATATATTCGTGATAGGAAACTACCTGACAAAGCTATTGACTTAATTGATATGGCATGTGCTAAAGCCAAAATTAAAGCAGGCAAATTTTTAATTACCAAATCACATATTTTAGACATAGTGAGCAAGCAAACTAAAATACCATTACAGCAGTTAATGGGGGAACGTGATCAAGTGTCGGTGACGCTAGAGGATACTATTAAAGAGAAGTTATATGGGCAAGACCATGCTGTTGATACGGTATTGGCAAAAATATTTGTGGCCAAAGCTGGCCTTAAATCGCTTAATAAGCCCATAGGTAATTTCTTATTCACCGGCCCAACCGGTGTTGGTAAGACAGAACTTGCTAAGTTATTAAGTCAACAGTTAAGCATGAAGTTGTTGCGATTTGATATGAGTGAATACCAGGAACGGCATAGTGTTGCTAAACTAATTGGTGCTCCTCCTGGCTATGTGGGTTATGAAGATGGCAGTATGGCTGGTGGGTTACTTATTAGTGAAGTAGAAAAGCATCCTCACTCAATTATATTGTTTGATGAAATTGAAAAAGCGCATCCAGATGTTTATAACGTATTGTTGCAGGTAATGGATGACGGTGTAGCCACTGGCAGCAACGGAAAGAAAGCCGACTGTCGTAACACTATTGTTATTATGACCAGTAACTTGGGTGCTGAAGCTAACGAACGCAGTAATATAGGATTTACCACAGCATTAGACCGTACAGATGCTGATGATAAAGAGGTCAAGGACTTCTTTAAACCTGAATTTAGAAATAGATTGGATGCAATTGTTAAATTTAAGTCATTGGATACTCTCAGTATTAAGAAAGTAGTTAATAAGTTCGTGCAAGAGTTAAATGAACTACTTAGTAGCAAACAACTTAAAGTTCGTTGCAGTGAGAGTTGTATCGATGCATTAATAACAAAGGGATACGATAAAAAGATGGGTGCAAGACCGTTGGCCAGAGTCATTGACAACGAAATTAAAACACCATTAAGCAGGAAGTTGTTGTTCGAAGTAGTTAAACCCAATAGTATAATCACTATTGATTATATTGATTCTAAGTTTGCATTTGAAATAGAGTCCAGTAAGGTAAAGGTGTTTGATGATCAATAACAATATATGGAGTACAGTCAATCCAACAGCAACTATTGTTCCAGTTAGTAGAAAGTTTTATGGCCAGTATTACTATAAGATTACTATCAAATCGCCAGAAGTACAGGACATAGTGAGTGGGTTGCGGAAAGGACAATCTAGCGATATTGTACTTGCCGAAGCCAAAAAGAGACGTAACTGGCGCAATAGTTATAATAACACGTATACAAGATCGTTTACTGGTGCAGATGAGCAATTGTTAATGGACCTAACAATCTACCTAACAGCGCAGTCACCACCAGTCAAGATGCGGGTAGAGCGCGACAACTTGGCTTGTTATTTTGTTACAGAACAAGAAGCTGAAAAATTTACAAAATCAGTATCGCCACAAGTGAGACAGAAGATTGAAACAATAAGTGTGCCTGACAGTGAGCAAAGTTTACGGATTTTAGCCAAAGACTTAATCATACTCAAACGAGAAACCCCTTATCGGTTTTTGGTTACTATACGAGAAGGTAGATATCAAATAGCAGATACCAAACGGTTATTAACATATCTTAAGAATGTGGATGCTAAAGTATCAGCTGGGCTTGCAGAAAAACTTAACGGTACCTTTGCAGATCGAGTCAAATCTACCAGGCTGGCATGGCAATCGTTATCAAACATTGTTACTGATACTTACTACTTTAATGGTATTAGATTTTACCTAAAAGAAGAAGCAGAAGTCAGTTGGTTACATTTGACTTGGCCAGGCAAGATAGGAAAAATTCAACAGGTAGTTTATGCAGGTAAATACACTGAGGAGTAATTTATATGGCTAAAATCCAGGAAGAAGTAATAACATTGAAGTTTAGTAAGTTAATTAAAAGCACTGACGAATTAGGTGCTGATCTACTTGCATCTGCAGACACAATTGCTGCCTTGGTGCAAGTTGCACAAGAATTAGTCGGATCAGATGTAATTGTTGAATTAGCCGAGTAATATGTCTGAACCAAAAAAATCGCATGTCTATTTTGCGTTGCCGTGCTATGGTGGATTAATGTACGAAGCTTGTTTTATGAGTTTGCTTCGGTTTACAGTGATGTCCAAAGCAGTTAATATTGAGTGGACTGTGGATACTATGGTAAATGAAAGTTTGATTCCCCGTGGAAGAAATAACTTAGTTGCCAAGTTCTTAACTAATACAGAGGCTACACATTTAATGTTTGTTGATGCAGATATCAGATGGAATCCTGAATATTTGATCAGAATGTTACAAGCTGACAAAGATATTGTGTGTGGACTATATCCAATGAAGTCCATGCCACCACGATTTGTAATTAATGCATTAAAAGATGGTGAAAAACAAGGTCACTTAGAAGAAGTAGAAACTGCTGGTACTGGGTTTATGCTTATCAAACGTAGTTGTTTAGAAGAAATGGTTGCAGCCTACCCAGAAACCAAATACAATGACAACATTGGGATTGGTAAAAAGTACGAACCAAACATGTATGCATTATTTGATACCATGATTGATGAAAAGCAGAATTATTTAAGTGAAGATTGGGCGTTTTGTCATCGTTGGCGAGCATTGGGCAAGAAAGTTTGGGTCGATAAAAGTGTTATACTTGACCATCAAGGAACTTATTTGTTCCAGGGCCAAGATGCATTAGAAAACTTAAAAAATGAACAGGTGAGGAATAGTGTATGACAGACAACACAGCACGTGAAAACTTAAATGTAGAAATACATTTCAAACCCACTATTTTAACTATTGGTGACAGAACAAAACTTCCCCAGTATAGTGTGCATTTCAACAACAATCTCGCGGTACTTACATTTGCTGAACCAAAAGATGAAATACATATAGCATCGTTCTCTATCGTTACTATAGTTGACGGTGACAACGTTATTGATGTGCGGTTGTTAAACAAAGGTCCAAGAGATACACAGCAGGATGATGCTGGAAATATTGTTGGAGATTTGTCGCTAGAAATAGTTAAAATAATGATCGACGATATTGATTTGGGTGATACCCTTATTAAACAACACTGCATATACGACTTAGATCAAGAAGTTAATTTTGGCGGTGAGAAAACCAAACAATTAAAAGAACACGTAAATCTTAGTTGGAATGGTTCATGGAAACTTACATTTAAATCCCCCTTCTATCTATGGCTGCTTGAATCCCTTTAAGCTAAATAAAGCAATAGGGGATATTTCAGGTGAATTCTATTGCTAAACACACAAAAATTGCAACAAACATAGCAGAAGCCGGCAAGAGATTAGCCGCCGCGGGCGTGGATGTATCACGTATTACAAAAGATGCTTTTCTCACAGCAAAAGCCAAGATAAATCCCATCCTTAAAAAAGCCGGCATTGGTGCAGGCTGGACATCAGGTGGGGCAGGCAGTTTTGATCCAGAACATCCGTATTCTGGAACACTAAGACAGGATTCTGGCGATGTGGATATCATGATTGACCCACAAGAGTTAGTTAAAAAATTCCCAGCAGATATAGCACAGTGGAATGCCGCATCAGCCAAACCCTTAGGCCCCAAAGCAATAGACAACGCCATGGCAGATCCAGCCAAAAAAGCTGGGTTGCAAATGAAAGCCAGCAAGGCAGCATTGGCTGCTTTTATGACACAAAATGGCTTACCAACGGATCCTGGCACATTGACAATGGAATATACTGCTGGTGGCAAACACTACTCGGTAGATTTAATCGTACGGCCACGGTCAGCCTGGATGCTACATACACACGATTTTAGTTTGGATCAAAATATGCGTGGTGGAGATTTGTGGAACGACCTATATGCGGCACTGACCAAAGTGAGTAGTCCACAACAATTTACTGATCCCAAAACTGGTGATGTCAAGGGTAGTTTACAATTTAGTCCTGACAATGGACTGGTAGATAGAACAACTGGAAAGGTTGTGGCTATTGATAAAGATCAAATAGCAAAAATATTAATTGGGCCAGAAGCCAAAGCTCGTGATATATCCAGTTTAACCGGTATCAAAAATGCCTTGCAAAAATATCCTAAAAAATGGGATGCAGTAAAACAGTTTTATCCAGTCCCGGTTCAAGAAGGAACATCAGACTGGTTTAGAAGTATATTGGACAAAGTAAAATGAGATTATTTGAGATTTTTAACCAGTCGGATAAATTCCCACTACATACCGCCCCCAGGGTACTAACCGAAGGTATTACTCACGTTGAAGATTTGATTATTGACGATGGTGCCGCAGGTGCTGAACGAGCAGTTGCTGAGTTAAAAGGTCTGGGTAAAAATACCGATACAGTAACCGTTAAATGGGATGGATTTCCAGCAGTGGTGTTTGGTCGCGATGCCACAGGACAAATAGTATTTGTAGACAAACACATGTACGACAAAGTCTCCAAGGGCAAGATGGAGTTTATGAGCATTGCTGCCTATGACGAGCAACGTGGATCTAATCGCAATGATCTATGGGATAAAGAAGGTATCATACGCCCACTGCTAGAGAAAATAGTACCCATGGTCAAGGATCAGTATTGGATGGGTGACTTAATGTGGTCACATACTCCCGCTACCAAAGATGGATTCTATGTCTTTAAACCCAATACTGTGGAATACAAAGTTAAAATTGATAGTCCACTTGGTGACAAAATTACCAAGAGTGCTGGTGGTATAGCAGTACATACCTTTATCAATGGGTTAGGTCAGGGCGATGTTCCGCTGGTGGGATTACGGGGGCTTAAAGAAAAAGCTGGTATCACTTTCCTAGTTGGAGAAATGACCGAGAAGCCCAAAGTTGTCGTTGATAAACGAGTGTTGGGTGAAGCTGACGCAGTAATTAGACAGCATAAAAAAGCAGTAACTAAATTCATGGCAGATGTAACTGCCATGAAGGGCAAGAGTATTATAACAGCAATGAGCCCGTTTATTACACGTATGTTGGAAGAGAATGATATAAGTGCAGACATTGTACCACGCTTTTTAAATTTCCTACGTGAACGATTCGCTGATAATAAAGTAGTAACAGCAAAGTTTTTGGGTGCAAACAATGATGGTTGGTTATATCAAGAAGATGGTGGTGCACCGGGATTATTGGGATTGTGGAGTATGTGGGCCTCAGTAACAGATTTAAAACTACATATTAAACAACAGATAGACACACAGCAACAAAATAGTGAAATTATTGCCATCACAGATGGTGCAACTGCACATGAAGGATATGTATTTGGTGCTGGTCGAGATAAATTAAAACTAATTGATCGACTGGGATTTAGTAAAGCAAACTTTGCTAAACATCGTGTATCCGATGACGAGGTAGCAGCCAAGCAGAAGATGCCATTGGCCGCATTTTGTTTCGGACGTATGAATCCACCCACTCTGGGTCATAATTTAGTTATGGCCAAAACAGTAGCAACAGGTGGAAAGAACAGTTATATATTCTTAAGTAATAGTAACAAAGCACCGGATGATCCATTAGATCCAGCAACCAAAGCAGCCTTTATCAAAGCAATATATCCCAAGTATGCGGCCCGTATTGTGTCTGACCCAGTGCAAGGTCCTATATACGCAGCCAATTGGTTGTACGACAAAGGCTTCCGCAATATAGCTTTTATTGGTGGCAGTGACCGTTTGGGTAATAGTGCTGGCAGTATTGAAAAGTTATTAACTGGATGGAATAGTGGATCAGTTCGCACCACAGACAATGCCCGTGGACCCACTGGACGTGAACACGTTCATCTGACATTTGTTAGCAGTGGTGACCGTGATCCTGATGCGGGTGGGTTAGCTGGGATTAGCGGGTCGCTAGCACGTAAATTGGCCACTGCTGGAGATGAGGCTGGCTTTCAGAAAGCCACAGGAGTAGGTCCAAACATTAAAGTGGGTGGCAAAACATTGTATCAAGCCACACGTGATGGCATGGGTATTGCTGATAAACCAATCGCACCAGCATTACCAGTCAAGCCAGTCAAACCTGTAGCTAAAAAATAATATGGAAGACAAGTTAACAGTTAATGTACATTGTGCCGATTCTGCATTAACACCAGTATATCGTTTGTATATTAATTCTGATTTGATCACAGAACGAACTTTTATCTGGGATCATACTAAAACATATATTACTGAGAACTTGTTGTTAAATTTACCAGCAGGAAAACATAAAGTTTGGATCAGCGCAGGCAGACAAGAGATGTTTCAATTGCGTGATGCAACATTGAACCAAATACCGATTACACTAGATTCAATCGGTAATTTCACTAAATAAAGATAAAGGATACTCCAATGAAGTTTGCCGATTTTCATAACACAAAACTAGCAGAAGCATCTAAAACTAGAAATCCAACTAGGGATTATTTAAGAAACAATCCTGTTAGTCCAGATCAGATGGCAAAGCCGGTTAAACAAATGTCCCAACCTGTAATACCGCAAGATCAAATAGCTAAAGCATGGACACAGAATAAGTCTAAAGCACAGATGTTTATTAAGAATGTGCCGGTTGCAATTATGCCTACATCTAAACTTCCACCAAATTCAGTTGATAGTGTAAAACAAGAAGCCGGCAAAAGAGATCAAACTTCTTATAGTCCTGAAAAATTTGCTAACGGGTTGGCAGCGATACAAGCACCAAAGCAGGGTAAGGGTGAAATTTATATATTTGATCAGAGTAGTATGGCAAATTATGGCCCGTATTCTAGTCAAATAACTCCCGCTTTATCAGAGTATCTACAACAATTAGGAATAGACTCGGCTATAGCCAAATTATATATTAAGAAAGTACCAACTCCGTTTATACCGGCATCGGTATTTGGTATAGAGGGTAAACGAATACAAACTTCTTGGGGAGATCAAGCAGTTGATTCAGGAGCCTTTATTACTCAAGAGGCAAATGGTCATACTTATTGTTGCAACCCGGATTCACAGGGGTTACCTATCGGATATATACCTGCACAGCAAGGTGTGGCGGAAGCTTCAAACACGATGCAAAGATATGGTCAACTAATACTTAAACGTGCTAAGGCGAAACGAGAGGCCGAAGCAAGGGAAAAGGCTGAGAAAGAAAAGGCTGAGCAGGAAAAGGCTGATAAAGAAAAGAAGCCGGGTGTGGCGGAGGCCCGCGATCCAAAAACTGAATATGATCGCAACTTATTAGTGTCATGGATACAAAATTATATACCGCACAGTGATGCCGGTAAACAAGTTCAACGATATTTTAATACTCCTGACACATTACTACCTCAACTATCCGAGGTAGTTGGATTGATAGATGAAATATTTTATGAATCTTTAGAAAATGGCAGCGAAGGGGATGTTCTGCCTGATGAGAAAAAAGACTTAAGATTTTTCTACCAGGCGGTTAAACAAGCTAAAAAGCAAGGTGTGGCGGAAGGCTACTGGGATGATGCAGTTAAAGCAATCGAGAAAGCAAGCAAAGAGCGTGCCGGCAAACCGTTTGAAAAGAACCCAGCAAGTCATGACAAGAACGGTGTCTATCTAGGCGATAAAGATTTAGCAGGAAACCCAGTACCAAAGCATAAAGAACCGGGAGTAGCGGAAGCCAAAGCTGATCCACTTGGTTCTTGGATAGCACATAAAAACGGTACAGAGGCAAGAAAATTCAAAACACGTGAAGGTGCTAAAAAATATGTAGCATCACATGAGGGATTTACTGTTAGTTCGTCAGAAGCATTTCACGATACCTATCGTAAGAAAAAAGTACAAGAAGTAAAGAAATTTCGCACTACTTATGGCTGGGCAGGCGGTAGTAAAGAACCTCGATCGGCCCACGCCAAACAAGTTGCAGCCAAGCGTAAAGAATATGAAAAGGGCCTGGGAAAATTTGAACCCACGGATGATATGGTTGGCACTGCCAAGATGATTAAAGATATCGCAATGAGCGATGCATCACCTGAACATAAAAAAGCCGCGATTGATGCGTTGAATAAGAAAGGTGTGGCGGAAGAATACAATCCAGAATATGATGACGAAGCAGGTATGGCAGACAACAATCTTAGCACCCTGCGCCGTGCCGTGGACGGACTAGATGACTTGATTGACACTGGTGATAATTTGCCTGAATGGTGTCAAGAAAAGATTGCTGTGGCTAAATCTATGTTAGTCACTGTCTGGAACTATATGGAATCCGAAGATGACGTTATGGCGGAAGGTGAAAAATGGATACAAAAGGCAGTGAATCCCAAGACCAAAGGCGATTTACACAAAGCATTACATGTACCACAAGATGAAACGATTCCTAAATCCAGAATAGCCCAAGCTATACATAGCACAGATCCACATCTACGCCATATGGCACAATTTGCTAAAAATGTAGCTAAAGAAGATGCTGGTGGCATGGGTACAGGCAGTGTGGCAACAAGTATGGGTGCTGGTAACGGATTTGCAAATGGCGGTCCGGGTACTATAACACGTAGAAGAAAATAAAATGAAATCATTTAGAAAACACCTGTCAGAAGTTGCCGCAGTTAAACCCAGAAAAGCACCAAAGAAGTTTCCGGGATATTGGGCTGGAAAAGACTCAGCTAAAGCGTCACGTAGTAAAATGGTTGGTGGTGAGAGTATAACCTCTGCACCATCCGGACAGGATTATCTAAAAGAGTTTGAAAACTTCCAGGAGCCTGCTGTGGTAACGGGCTTATTAAATGAATTGTCAGGTTATAAGGCTAATAATCTATATAAAAATTTAAGTTCACACAAAAGATACAATGTTTATGTAAGCAAACAGAAGTTTAAAAATTTATACTTTATTGCGGTTGCTGAAAATCCAAGAACATTGCAAGCAACATTTAAAGCCAAAGGTCAGAATCCAGAAGAAGCAGTTAATAATTTAAAATTAGAAATTGATAAGGAAATTGATGTAGCTACTAAAGTTAGCGGATACGCTACATTGGATTTTAATGTTGAGTTTGCAAAGGATATATTAGAACTAAGCACAGATACTTTCTATGCCAAAATTAACCCTGGTCCACAGTTAGTGTTGGCGGGTGCCGAGATAATGGAATATCCTGAAATAATGCGAGACGAGGGGTTTAAACCCAGCACTATTAGAACTTATAAAGGTGGTGAAGGTACTACTCTACTTCCGGGTGTTCCGTTAAGTTCCAAAGCGGCAATGACTGCAAATCTTATTGCCAATGGCAGATATGTTTTGGGAGATGAAACAATAGATAAAGATGGCAATAGAGTATTTAATTTAACTTTTGATAGTGTGGTGCAAGCATCCAACGATAAAATGCGAATGAGAGCGCCAGCGGTTACTATAGGTACTAATAGATCTCAAGGTGTGACAGAAGCGCCGATTGAAATGGATCCAGCAGAGCCAATGAATCCCATGATCCACAATCATCAAGGTGCCAATCCTGCCAAACTACAATACCGTATGGCCAGAGCCGCCGCACAATTTAAAGAGTTAGCAAAACGAGCTGAAAATGGCAGTGCCATTGGTTGGGAAAGTATTGCTCGCCAATTTGGTGAACTAGCAATGAATGTTGAACAAATTAAACATGGATTGGATGAACTTGCCGCTATACGTAAAAAAGGTGGAAGAGGTTCCAGAGGGATTGATCCCAACATTGGTGAAGCGGCTTCAGTAGTTCCTGGTGCTACAGCGCCAGGTGCGGTGCCAGACCCAATTGAAGTTAAAAAGGCACAAATTCAGAAAACCCAGAGTGGCAAATTGGCTTCTGTTGTTGGTGCCAATCCGGCTGCGTTGGTGAAATCATTGGCTGCGGCTGGTAACGGAACATCTACTCCAGCAACAGCACAAGCATTGTCACCAGCAATTGACGACATAGCTAATTTATTAAAAGATCCCACATTGGGCCCACAGTTAATTGCTTTATTAGCCAAAGCTAAACAAATTAAATAAAGCTATGTTGTGGTAGTTAAATACTTCTATGAATGAATATGATCCATTACAGGAACTCAAAGTCCTAGCTGGAATAACTAATAAACCAAATTGGCAACCATACAGCATGGGTAGCAATGTCAGCATTACTGGACAAGAAAAAGCCGACCTACAACGTAAACACGATATACGACCAGGTACTCCAGAATGGTTTAAACTTTGGTTTGCCAAACCATACCTGACAGGCGAGAAACCCATATAATGTCATCACAAGACGGATCGTTAATAAAACGACCAAATCGGCAAGAGAACTATACCGAACAACAAATGCGCGAGTTTGCCCAGTGTGCTGACCCAGTAACTGGCCCATTATATTTCTTAACTCACTTCTTCTATATACAACATCCCATGCAAGGCAAACTGTTGTATCAGCCTTACGGATTCCAAGTCAGACTGATTGCAACTTATCATAACTATCGATTTAACATTAATATGTTACCTCGGCAAATGGGCAAAACAGCAACAGCCGCTGGATACTTGTTATGGTATGCCATGTTTGTCCCCGACGCAACTATATTAGTGGCGGCACACAAGTATAGTGGCGCACAGGAAATTATGCAACGAGTACGTTATGCATACGAAGATTGTCCAGATCATATACGTGCTGGTGTTACCAGTTACAACAAAGGCAGTATAGAGTTTGAAAATGGTAGCCGTATAGTTAGTCAAGCAACCACAGAAAATACTGGTCGTGGTATGTCCATAACATTGCTGTATTGCGATGAGTTTAGTTTTGTGCGACCAACGATTGCTCGTGAGTTTTGGACCAGTATTAGCCCCACATTGGCAACTGGTGGTAAAGCCATTATAACCAGTACTCCAAACAGTGACGAAGATCAGTTTGCACAACTTTGGCAAGGTGCCAATCAGTGCTTAGATGAGTTCGGCAATGAAACTGATGTTGGACGAAACGGATTTAAATCATTCAGAGCATACTGGAATGAACATCCAGATCGTGATGAGAACTGGGCAAGTGAGCAACGAGGACAATTGGGTGAAGAACGCTTCCGTCGTGAAATGGATTGCGAATTTATTCGCGATGATGAAACACTGATTGATCCACTGAAACTAGCACGTATGGAAGGTGTTAGTCCCATTAACAAGCAAGGACAGGTACGCTGGTATAAGGAGATAGATCCCAAATCCACTTATATAGTGGCATTAGATCCCAGCATTGGTACTGGTGGTGATCCTGCTGCAATAGAAGTATTTGAATTGCCCAGTTGTGAACAAGTAGCAGAATGGTGTCATAATAAAACACCGGTGGAACAACAAATTAAAATTTTGGCAGAAATTATAACTCTTATTGCAGAAACAGTTAAAACCAACGAGCAAATATACTACAGTTTAGAAAATAACACAATTGGTGAAGCAGGATTGGTTAGTTTACGTGAGTATGGCGAGGAAAACATACCGGGCACAATGTTAAGCGAGCCGCATAGACTGGGTAATGTACGAAAACATCGCAAAGGGTTTTCAACCACACACTCAAGCAAACTAAGTGCCTGTGCTAAACTTAAGAATTTTGTAGAAACAGACAAACTAGTGATCAAAAGTAAACCACTGATATCAGAGCTTAAAAACTTCATTTCCAGTGGTACCACATACAAAGCACTAACTGGGCAAACAGATGATTTAGTAATGGCCACTGTATTAGCAGTTAGAATGATAGCATTTTTACAGAGTTACGACGCCAATCTAGATGATAAAATGCGTAATGGCAGTGACGAACCCACACGTATGCCAATGCCCTTTATAATAATGTAATTGGTATAAATACTTGATATGAAACCTATAGAACAAATCAGTACCGACCTTTTTGAAAAGCTCAGAGCTCGTTCTGAAGATATCAACATGGGCGATGAAGAAGCCAACGATACAGTAGACCCTGCAGAAGCCAGGTTTTTTAACTTTGACTACAAACAACGCAAAGAAAGTTTTGGTAACATTACTATTACTGTTGCTGACAAGAAGGGGTTGAAAGTATTTTATAGTAAAAATATAACAAATAATCCAGACCTTGATTCCAAGGATTGGTATGCATTTTTAAAAGGATTAAGGAATTTTGCTATGAGAAACTTACTAACTTTTGACGCTAGAGACATTGGCAAATCCAGTCTAGCATTGCGCGATATCAAGACATTTGCTAAAACGTATTCCAAAGATTCCACAGTTAAAGATATTGCTGAAAGCAAGCTATACGGGTCAACTAAAAGCAGTTATCAGAAAATGGGTCCGGTTAAACTAATTGTCAAACACAGCGCACAAGTTGATGAGAACATCCATGGTGCTCGTAGCAGAAATATTGAAAAGATTTTCATTGAAAACAATGAAGGTGAACGTTTTAAATTAGAAAGCAACAATCTATTGGCTGGCAGAGTTATTGCTCGCCATGTCAGCAATGGTGGTGCTCACAATGATGCATTTTCCAAACATGTAAATGAATCCATTAACGAATTAAAAGATTTGCGTTACTTTGTGATGTCCAGCAAACGTAGACAATTTGAAGATGCTACTACGACACAGATGGTGGAATCAGCAGTAGAGTATTACAACACATTACGTGAAACACTACATCGTCTTAAAGGACAACGTGGCTATACCAAATATATGGAAAGTTTTGAAGAAAGCTCATCTGCCGAACAGTTAGATGAGATGACTGAAGATCTCAAAGAACGCTTTATCCAAAAGTATTTTGATCAAAGAATGGAACAAGCGATCCCACACATTGCCAAAGCATATGCTGCCACAATCCGTGAAGCCGCACAAGTAGCCAAACAAATTGCACAATTTGAAACCGGTACCGTCAGATTTGGATTAAATGAATCTGATCGTGACATGTTGGGCTTGTTGGAGTTTACCGACAAGAATGCATTTATGATCAAGATGTTGGAAAACATCAGTACTAAATTATCTGAATCTGATAAAGTAATAGCCAAGTTTGCTAGACATGTTATGGAAAACTGGGATACTGCCAACAAAACAAATCGCGAGATGGCCGGCAAATTGGTTCGTAGCTATGTTAAAGAAATCAAAGACATCGTAAAAAAAAACCATAACATAGTTGAACAAGAAGTATCAGAAGCCCCTTCAGATACTGGCCATTTACGTTTGATACTGCAACAAGCATTGCGAGCTAAGAAATTAGGTAAGCCATTGGCTAGTGTGATGCGTCCAGCTGATATCAATTTATTAATTATGGCGCAAGGTGCTGGTTCGTTATCCGACTTACTTAAACAACCCGTAGTAAAGGAATCTGAGTACCAATTAGACGAAGGTACCTGGGAGTTACCACTCAGTGAAAAACAAGTAGACAAATTTATTAAATTAATGGCTTCACCATTGGAACTAGGCCCAGATTCTGACAATGCTACCAATGCATTGGGTGACTTATTTGGTGATGATGAGTTATTTGATGCATTGGCATCCAAAGCAGACCACCAGCCAGACTTTGATGCAAGACCATTAATTATAAACAGACTGTTGCAACTTGCCGCCAAACCACAAAGTATGAAAGCAGACGATGATGAATTGGCAAATATGGCCAATTTATTGAACCAACTTAAAACTTCTGATGCTGGAAAAACTTATGTTAGTAAAATTGATCTAATATTGAAAAAATATCCTCAAATTAAATCACCAGAACCTGCTACTCCGGCACCAGTAGCACCGCCTGCTCCAGTAGCACCACCGGCACCAGTAGCGCCTGCTCCAGTAGCACCACCGGCACCAGTAGCACCACCTGCAGCCTAAACTGATAAAAAAGTTTTGAATTTCTCTTGACTTGCTAAATAGATGTAGCATATACTACAGGGGTAGTATGTGCAATAGGCATGTATTACAGGCAACGCAACATAGGCAAATTTATAGGCAAAGGAGAAATTACTATGGCAACATCATTAGCAGAAATCAGAGCAAGGCTTCAACAGCAAGACACAAAAACTCAGGGCACAGGCGATAAAGGAATTTACGCTCACTGGAATATCCCAGAAGGTGCTACCACAACAATCCGTTTCCTCCCAGACAGTGACCCTAAGAATTCTTTCTTTTGGGTAGAACGTGCAATGATTAAATTGCCGTTTGCTGGTATCAAGGGACAACCAGAAAGCAAGCCTACTTGGATTCAAGTACCTTGTATGGAAATGTGGAATGAAACTTGTCCAATACTTACAGAAGTACGTCCTTGGTTCAAAGATGAAAGTTTGAAAGAAATGGGTCGCAAATATTGGAAGAAACGTAGTTATGTTTTCCAAGGATTTGTTCGTAAAGATCCGTTGGGAGAAGAAACTCCAGAAAATCCTATCCGTAGATTCATTATTAGCCCAAGCATTTTTGGTTTGGTTAAGAGTGCATTGATGGATGCAGAGATGGAAGAAATGCCCACAGATTATGAACGTGGTCTGGACTTCCAAGTTACTAAAACTACCAAAGGTGGTTATGCCGATTACAGCACCAGCAAATGGAGCCGTAAAGAAAGCGCATTAACTACAGATGAATTGGCCGCTATTGAAAAATATGGCTTATTTGATCTCAACAGTTTCTTACCCAAGAAACCCGGTGATGTTGAACTCAAGGTTATCAAAGAAATGTTTGAAGCCAGTGTAGATGGGCAACCATACGACATGGAACGTTGGGGGCAGTATTACAAACCTGCAGGTGCATCTAGTGGTTACAACGCATCAGCAACATCGGCCGCATCCAGTGTAGTAGTTGATGATGCCGAGCCTGAAGCACAAGTAAGTGTTGCACCACCATTTACTCCCAATGCATCAGTTGCGACACCAAGCGAGGCACCAAAGCCAAGTGGACAAAAAGCTGAAGATATTTTAGCAATGATCCGCAGTCGGCAGAAGAAGCAATAAAGGGAAAGACAACCACCTTAACCGGTGGTTGTCATCTTTATGAAACTTGTTTGGAGCTCGTCTGGCGGCGGCCGCACACTATTACATTAAAGGAATAAACTATGGGACGACCATTTGACGTAAGTAAATTTAGAAAAAGTATTACAAAATCAATCGACGGAATTAGTTTTGGGTTTAACGACCCCACAGATTGGATCAGTACCAGCAACTATACATTGAACTATCTTATCAGCGGAGACTTTAATAAAGGTATTCCACTAGGCAAGGTTACTGTATTTGCTGGTGAATCAGGTGCGGGTAAAAGTTTTATCTGTTCAGGTAACCTAGTAGCTAACGCACAGAAACAAGATATTTTTGTTATTCTAATAGATAGCGAAAACGCATTGGATGAAAAATGGCTACATGCACTGGGTGTAGATACTAGCGAAGATAAATTACTCAAACTCAATATGGCTATGATTGATGATGTGGGTAAGATGATCAGTGAGTTTGTTAAAGAATACAAAACATTACCAGAAATAGAACGTCCCAAGGTCTTGTTTGTGGTTGACTCGCTGGGTATGTTGCTAACTCCCACGGATGTTAACCAGTTTGAAGCAGGCGATATGAAAGGTGACATGGGTCGTAAGCCCAAAGCACTGGCCGCACTGGTTCGTAACTGTGTTAACATGTTTGGTAGTTTAAACATTGGGCTGGTTGCAACCAACCATACCTATGCCAGCCAAGATATGTTTGATCCTGATGACAAGATCAGCGGTGGCCAAGGGTTTATCTATGCCAGCTCAATTGTAGTGGCAATGCGTAAACTCAAGCTCAAAGAAGATGAAGATGGTAACAAAACTTCAGATGTTAGCGGTATACGTGCAAGTTGTAAGATTATGAAAACACGTTATAGCAAACCTTTCGAAACGGTGCAGATTAAGATTCCCTACGAACAGGGCATGAACCCTTATTCTGGATTAGTTGATATGTTTGAGCACAAAGGTTTATTATCCAAGGAAGGAAATAGTCTTAAATATACACTGACAGATGGCACAGTGATCAAGCAATTCCGCAAGGCTTGGGAACGAAATGAAGACGAATCACTGGATAAGGTCATGGCAGACTTTACTGCTAATCCGCATCATGCTACTGTACAACCTGATAAGGAAACCGCAGAATGAGTATAGATGTAGAAGTATTAAGCGAGACATATGCAATCTTAATTCAACACGTACCACAAAAAGATCGTCAAGAAGCTGCCGATAGTTTAATTAGTGTATTGGTAGATATGCTGGGTGATTCAGAATTACAAGAATTTGGTGGGAGTGATCCAACACTTAAACGATCGTTACGGGAATATGCTCCTGAGGACGAGGATGCAGACGACGAAGAAGACGAATAATATACAGTCTCCCACTAACTTTTACTGTAGTCAGAAATTTTGGTGGTTGACTGTTGATATTAGTAAAATTCAAACTCTAAGTTGTTGTGCGGCAACTCCAGCTAAAATTAATTTATCATGGTTGCGCGAGAATCCAGGCAAACTATTTAATACACCAGAACTACAACATGAGCGTAAGTTAATGTTGTCAGATGTCAAAGTAGATAGTTGCTCAGCTACATGCTGGAATGCCGAACAACAAGGATTGACAAGTCGTAGGCTAAGTTCAGAAAGCCAACTACGTACACATACTGACATTGATGCATCGCCTCGTATATTGCACATTATCATTGGTAATGATTGTAATATGACTTGTGTATATTGTTGCAAACAATATAGCAGTGCTTGGACGCAAGATATTCTAACTCATGGCTCTTATGTGGGAGTGGATACCCAAGATGATCGATTTACTTTAAATAATACTGATCGAGTGTTGTTAAAACTTAGTCAGAAAGATATTAGCAATTCAGACAATACTCAATTACTATTTGCTGAGATCAATAGACTTGCGGCTAGTTCTAACTTGGAAGAAATAACTATAACTGGTGGAGAACCTTTTCTTTACTTGGGACTGAGAAATCTAGTAAGAGCGATCCCATCACATATTAAAGTTAATATTTGGTCAGGGCTAGGAGTTGACACTGCTCGGTTTACGAGAGAATTATCTTTGTTACCACGGCAAGTTAATGTATGTATTAGTGCAGAGAGTACAGATAAACTTTATGAATTTATAAGATATGGAAATACCTGGGACAGATTACAGCGTAATATTGCAGTATTAACAGAGCAACAAGTAACATATTCATTTTATGCTACCATAAGCAATCTTACATTAAGCGGGCTTCCTAACTTTATTAATTGGGCTGGCGATACTCCTGTGATATATTCACCATGTACTGATCCGGAGTTTTTATCAATCCATGTATTGGATGATGAATCTAAAGAAAGAGTATTTAACTTATTGGATAAATTTCCACCATCAGTGCAAAGTATGATAACTACTGCTATGCCAAATATCCCATCTGTAAAACAAAGATTAAATTTTAAGAATTATTTAACAACATTTGCTCAACGACGTTCTTTAGAACTAACTATGTTTCCTCAATCGCTAATTAACTGGGCAACGAAGTGAACAAATACTTCCCAATAAAAACCGATACTGCATGTCAACTCAAATGGACCTGGAGCACAATATTCTTAAATGATGGCACTACAGCATCTTGCCATCGTGTGGGTAGACATCCTATACCAATTGACAATTTTGACAAATTTCATAACACAGAAGAGAAGATACGACAACGGGAAAGTATGTTACGTGGAGAATGGCCACAACCATTGGAGTATATGCATGATGATGAGGGATGTAGATACTGCGAAAAAATTGAAAAAAGTGGTGGACATAGCGACAGACAGCACCATTTAACAATACCAAATTTATCTCCCAAGGAATTGGAAGTAACTCCCAATGCAGTGATTGTAACTCCAAAAATACTTGAAGTTTTTATTAATAATACATGCAATTTATCCTGCACTTATTGTAATGCTAGTAATAGTTCTCAAATTGAACGTGAGAATAACAAATTTGGTAATTTTAATAAAAATGGCGTAACTATACCTATCAAGACAATTGATCGTAATTTAAATCAACAATATATTGAAAAGTTGTTTACGTGGCTTGAAAATAACTCAAATGAATTACGAAGATTACATATATTGGGTGGCGAACCTTTATATCAGAAAGAATTTTATAGATGTGTGGATTTCTTTAAAACTCATCCCAATAGAGAATTAGAATTAAATCTAGTAACCAACCTAATGCTTGCACCTGCTAAATTTCAGTTATTTTTGCAACAGGTGAAACAAATGATAATTCAACGATGTATCAAGCGATTTGATATTACTGTTAGTTTAGACTGTTGGGGGGATGAACAGGAATATGCTAGATCAGGAATTAAATTAGATACTATTGAAAAAAATATGCAAACATTGCTTGATGAAAAATGGGTATATCTTAACATTAATAGTACATTAACTCCGCTGACTATTCGTACCTTTCCTGATCTTATAAAAAAGATAAATGAATGGAGAACAGCTAGGTCAATTCATCATTATTTTCAAACAGTGTTTAACCCCTCGTATCATAATCCTGAAATTTTTGGTGGAGAAGTTTGGCGTACTGATTTTGAATTAGCATTATCTCTAATGCAACAAACTAATCCACAGGAAATTACGGCATTTAATTATCTCAATGGTATTTGGTCTCAATTACAAAGTACTTGCGAAAATACAGAAAAGATAGTACAATTGATTACACATCTAACTGAGTTAGATAGACGCAGAAATACAAACTGGCAACAAGTGTTTCCATGGCTAATCAAATATGAGGAATTATGTGGTATAACAAAGTAACCCAAGATCTTGGTGAATTGCCAGAATTTATTAATTTTTATATGGCCGAGCTAGACGAGGCCAAACGTGAGATTAGTATAAATGGTGTAGTTGAACGTAACATTAGAGATCTGCCTGGTGTAACCGAACGTAGATTTAATCAGCTACAAGAAATTGAAGCGGTATTAAACTATATGAACATTCAACTACGTAAACTACGCAAAGGATATTTCCAAAAATATCTTGAGAATTATAATCGTGCCCTTACTGCCAGAGATGCTGAAAAATATGTTGATGGAGAAGATGAAGTAATTGATTATGAAACACTGATTAACGAAGTAGCATTACTACGTAATCGTTGGTTGGGAGTGATGAAGGCATTGGAATCTAAAAACTTTATGTTGGGCCATTTAGTTAAACTAAAAACTGCTGGTATGGAGGATTTCTCTCTGTGATATCATATGCAGACATTGAACATACACTACTGGAATGGCGACAGTGGCGCAATATTGATCATCGTATGCTTAATGATGGCAACCCTACCAAAGTAGCGGTTGGTGTTGATCTGTTTATAATAGAACAAGAGATTGAACTTGTTATTAAAGATCTTAAACTTAGTTTGATGTCCACTAATGAAGAAGTGGCTGAGCAAAACTATAAGAAATTGTGTGAATTAGTTTGTCAGTATCAACACAACGCCTATATAAATCTGCTCAAGGGCGAACATTGATATGTCAAATATTCTTGGTATCAGTGCAGGTTTCCATGATGCAGCCGCAACAGTAATCAGTCCCTGTGGTGATATATTATTTGCTGGCCACAGTGAGCGTTATAGCAAACGTAAGAATGACCACAACTTCTGCCAGGGATTGCTTGATGATATTTTACCATATGGGCCAGAAACGGTCGCATATTACGAACGTCCCTGGGCCAAACAATTACGTAGACTATACAGTAGAGAAGGCGTTGAGTGGGATAAACTCACGGTACATCAAATATTAAAAAAACAACTAGGTGGATGGATAGATCCAGAACGGGTATATTCTTTTAATCATCACCTAAGTCATGCAGCCGCTGGCTTTCAAACAAGTCCATTTGATCGTGCCACTGTGGTAGTAATAGATGCAATTGGGGAGTGGGATACTATAAGTATATGGGGAGCTGAATATGACAAAACAGGTATTGCAAAGTATCATAGATTATATAGACAGTTTTACCCGCACTCCATTGGGTTATTTTATAGTGCAATTACTGGCCGCGCTGCCTTACAACCATTAGATGAAGAATACATCCTGATGGGAATGAGTGCTTATGGAAACCCTGGACTGGCCAAACAGTTTAAGCAAGATTTTATTCGTAATAGTTGGGATATTAGATTTAAGGAAAATTTACATATAGGTGTTGACCCGTTATATTTGCCTGATGCTTCTAATGAAGACTTAGCAAGAGGGGCACAAGATCTAGTGGAAGAATTAATTGGTAGTGTTATGGCGCGGGCAAGACAGGTTAACTGGAGCAATAACTTAGTTTATATGGGTGGTGTAGCATTAAATTGTTTAGCTAACAGAAAATTAGGAGAATATTTTGAAAACATTTGGATTATGCCTTGTCCTGGCGATGCTGGTAGTAGTCTTGGCGCCGGTGCTCTTGCCTATGGTGGCCGTCTTAACTGGGTTAATGCTTTTCTCGGGCATAATATTC